TCGACGGTCGTGGCGCTGTCTCGGGTCGCAAGGAAACCGGCATAGCCCTTTCCGCTCACGAGGAGGTCGTTGACCACATCGGAAAAGGTCTTGTCGGCATAGGTCTGGATCGAATTGAGATCGCCGAAGGTCACGTTCTGGCGCGACCGGAAGATGCGTTGCTTTTCCATGAAATTACCTTTCGAGCCACTGGCCGAGGCGAAGCGATTTGAATGCCCTGCCGTCGCCAAACCGGATGGGCGTGTGGAGACGCGAGTTGAGTTGAATAGTGTCGCGCGCCGACTGACTGACGCGCACGGCGTCGACGGCATTCAGAAGACCCAGCGTGTCGTCCTCGACGAGGTGATCGTCGACGAATTCGAGAGCAGCCTCGGGCTTGCGGCCAATGATGCGGACGGTGAGTTCGGCCGTATGGGGATCGAGGCGAAAGCGCGCATTGTCGACGAAGTCGGTTGAAAGCGGGACTTGCCCCGGACGATCGAAGTCGAACAGGCGGATGCTGTCGTAGACGCGAAACCGCGCGCGCGACTCGACGAGCCAGACAAGGTCTATCGGCACATCATCCGAGAAGAGGCTCACATCGTCTGTGGCCTCTGCGGTCACGCGCTCGGGCCAGGTGGTGAGCGGCGTCAGCGACGGCCGGACGAGGTTATAGGCATAACCTCCGATGGTCTCCTCAGGCGCCGCCGCGAACGAGATGATGCGGTTTGGCGTATCGGGGTCGGCAAGATGGTCCTGTGATCCGGCATCGTCGCTGAAATAGAGGGCCCCCGCATCACCGGGCAGAATGATCTGCTCAAAGAAGCGACCGTCACTGGTCGTCACCTCTGACCAAAGGAGCGGCACCTCCGTTCCATCGCGAAAGAGAACCGCCTGCCGTCCGAGCGCTTCGCCCGGGTTCAAACCGTCATCGGCAAAGAAACTCGGACCGTTATCGGCGCCGAGATAGGCGTCGGCGTGGTCAGCAGGTCCCGATAGCGCAGTCACCCGATCAAATCCCTCGCGGGCGAAACTGCGAATGCGGATCTCAGGGAACTGACGCACCCAGGCTTGGCGGTCCTCGTCGCCAAATTCAGGCGCAGAGAAAAAATCTGATCGCGGTGTGATCGTCCGAACGAGCTCGGCCCCCACCAGTGCGAGATGCGCCCGAAAGCCTGCCTCAGTCGTCTTCAACCGATGAAGACGCGCCTGCTCGGCAATCACCCAGCGTTGACGTTCAACCGGCCAGTCGGGGTCCCACAGATCGACGGAGCGTTCTAGAGCTAGAAACGGCAGGAGTTCCGCAGGGCAGCTCCAAGGATCCGTTACGTCATTGACGAGATGCGCCGGAAGACCTGTTCCCTGTGCGGCCGCCAGAGAAACGGCCTTTTCGAAGTCGGTGGCGTTGCGCGGAAGAAGATGAGGTTCCTTAGACATCGCGCACGACCACATTGACGGTGATGCCCGTGCAGAAGGCTGCCTGGTCTGGTTCGACGAATATGTCCGACACTGGAGCGGTGGCTTCGACCCGCTCGGCGTTCGCTACATGCGCCGCCCGCCAAAGCCCCGAGGCTGCGACGGTGACGCCGATGCGATGCCGCTCCGCCACATAGGCTTCGATGGCCGCGAGCGCATTGGCGCGAACCGAAGCCGGATCTTGACCGAGTGCCACGTGCACTGTGACGGCAACGGAATACGGCACGATCCTCGCACCAACGACCGTCACTACGTCGGTGACCGGTGCGCCGTCATCGGCGAGGAGTTTCGCACGAACCTTTTCGATGACGCCTGGAGTGACGTTGCCTTGTCCGTTCTTGCCCAAAAGCACGACATCGACATGGCCGCGGCCACGGGCCACGACGCCGACATCTTTGAGATCAGGAAAGGCGGCCTCAAGGGCGATGAACTTGTATGATCCGACGGTGCCACCATGGGGCATCGCCTCTGGGGCGAGCTGCGTGCGGCGGCGAAGCGAGCCGTCGTCTTCGGACTCAAATCGGCTTACGCCGTAATAGGCAGCAATGGCATCGAGATTGGTGCCGCTGGCAAAAGCCAACATGCGCTGCCGCGCGGCATCGTTGATGCGGGCGCGCAGAAGCGTTTCGCGATAGGCGAACACCTCAATCAGTTTGCGCGCCGGTTCGCTTTCGAGATCGATGACGCCTGCAATAGCCGGAAAGCGCGCGACGAGGTCGTTGCGCATCGAATTGACGATGGCTTCGATATCGAGGGTTTCGACCACACCGGGATAAGGCAGCGATGCGAGATCGAAGACGGCAAATCGTGTCATGCCGTGTCCTCCTCTCGGATGATAAGTCCCGCCGCGTTGACCGAACCATTGACGCGCCGTGCGCCTTCAATTGTGAAATCGCCAAAAATCGCGCGCGGGCGATACTCGCCATCGATGTAAAAATGTAGCGCACCCTCGCGCGTCGCCTTCAGCACCTTGATCTCGCTGACGCGGTAGCGCGGCTCCCATTGCTCGATGGCCGACGTGATGGCGACGAAAAAGGGCGTCACTTCCTCGGGCGTGATGAGCCGGCCCAAGAGATGCGGGACGAACGAGCCGTACCATTCACGGATGACTCGCTCACCGAAGCCAGTAGTGAAAATGTCGGAGAGTGACTGCAGGACATGCTCCCACCCCGTAAGCACCGAGCCCGATCTTGCGTCGAGCCCAACCGACGGATTGGTGAGGTCCTGCGCCATGGCTCAGGCCTTGGCGTTCCGTCGGGGCTTGTTTTCCATCAGCGGAAGGTTCGCAGTAAAGCCTTCAGTAACGGCAGAGGTTTCCTGACGAGGCGGCTGGGTACCCACCTGCACGCTATCGAGAGCCTTCAGGGTTCCGAGCCGAAGCTCATGAGCGGCCTGATGTTTGGTGAGTTCGAGGACGGTTCCGACCCCCGTGTTGCGATAGGTCGCAACGAAGGGGCCCGCCTTCTCAGTGATGGCGTAGCGCGGCATGGACTGATCCTTTTCTATGTTAGTTCGCAGGCACGTCGGTCAGGCCGCCCCCAGGGACGACCCCGCCATGTATGTGCGTGGCGCCGATGTTCTTGCCCTCGTGGGTGACCTTGCCACCCATGATGGCAACGCCTTGGGCTGTTACCTTCAAGGTAACCGGGCCCAACCGGGCCTCGAGCATTTGCTCACGGATGGTCAGACGGACATCGCCGTAGGTCAGAACATGCTCGTTGCCGGCGCTTGAGGGAGAGGCGTTCTGATCACTCCAGGTCATCGGCAATGCGATGGCCTGCTGCCAGTCGCCGCTCGGCGAGAGTGCCGTGAACTGCTGTCCCTTCGATGGTGGTGTATGGACCTTCAAGGCGCCGGCCACCTGGGCGTAGGGCACCCAAGGCGATAAAAACGGCTTTCCGTCGATGTCCTTCCCGAAGTTCAAACGTATACGGTGTCTGGTGGTGTCAATTTCCTCGACCGTTCCGTGGCGCATGAGCCCGGCGAAACGGCGTTCGAGTTCGGCGATGCGGGCGGCAAGTTCAACGACCTCACGCATCGGCAATGTGACCGACCGAGGCAATCTGGCTGACGACCACCGGCTCTGGACCGCCCGTCAAATCCAGTTCCTCGAAAGAAACGACCTCGCCTGCGAGAGCTTGCAGCGGCCCAACGCCAATGGCGCTCACCGTGTCCAAATGGATCCCCAGTATGTTGGCCGCACGGCGCCACTCGTTGAGAGGAGCCCCCTCGATTTCACTGCGCAGCATCGCAGCAATGGGTGCGAGATCCGCATCGGACCCCATGACGCCGAGAAGATCGGCCCATGCCGTCTCGTCGGCAATCGCTGCTCCGTCGCTTGGCGCTTCAATCAAATCGCAGGTGAGAACGATCTGTCGGGCGGCAAAGCGCACACCTTTTTCGACCGAGGCGCCACGCCGCGACAGGCGGCGGGATACGCGCGGCACGAGCTTCATCCAGACCCGTGACCAAGCGCTGCGCTCGCGCGCTAGTGCGGCCATGATCTGGTGCTCCATTATGTCGAGCGCGAGTTCCATACCCTCGTCGGTATGGGGAATGGCAATGGTTGCCTCAACGTCATCTCCGGCCGCCATTTCGATGCGCGCCGCAATCGCCGCCTCGATCACGAGGTCGCAGGAAACGTTGCCGTGGAAGAGATCGCGGCCCGTCACCTCCATCTCATGGTCATCGGTCGTGATGATCAGGATCGGCTGGCGCTCTTCCGCAATCGTCTGGTCGATGGGCGCAATGGCGCTGTCGAAGACGCGCCCTTCCGCAAGGGTGGCCCCGCGCAACGCGCGGGCCGCGGCAATCCGCATGGCAAGTCTTGCAAGGCTCATGGGTCAACATCCTCCCGAACCAGAAGAAGGTTGAGGTCCCCCATGTTGGTGGGATGAACCGCCGACACCGCAAAAGTGGGCGCTCCAGCGCGATCCGGCAGGATGAGTAGATCCCCCTTCGCGGGCCGAAACCCCAGTGATTCTGCTGCCTCACAGGCAATCCAGAACTCCGATTGCTCGGAGCCCAGACGGCTCGCGCCCGTAAACTCGGCCCCGCGCGCCTGACCGCGAAGATCAGATTGCGCGGCATGGGCAGAGAATATGCCTCGCAAGCACACTGAATGGCGATCCGCATCCGCAGCTGTCTCGACATATTGCGAGGCCCGACGTGGTGTCAGGACGGCTTCCTCGCCGAAAGTCTGGAGTGCCGCTCCCGACGCCATGCGCTCGAGTTCATCGAAGACCGAAGTCACGGTTCGCCTCAGGTACGCTTGCCAGGAATGAGCACGCGGGGGCGCGTGCAGTAGTGGAGCGTGTTCATCTGGAACTCCAGATTGACGCCCTTGCCGTTCTGCATCTCCCACTGCTTGGCATAGAGCCGCTGGCCGGGGCGGTTCACGGTCTCGATGTAGTCGGCCGGCGCATAGACCGTGCGGAAGAGGCCAGGCACGCCTTCGGGGAACAAGTGACACTTGTTCGGATCGATGCCGATGTTCTGGCCACCGCGATAGTTCTCGAAGGTGATGCCGCCAAACTCGAACGCACCATAGGTGCCGCTCTGGCCGCTGTTCACATAGGCCGTCCGCAGGGTCGCTGCCTGCTCATAGCCCTTGTAAGTGTCGCGCACTTCCTTGTGGGCAATGAGATCGTCGAAGAAGGCATCACCGCAGAGCGCGCGAATGCCGGTGAACGGCAAGCCGTCGAGGATCTGCCCCATCTGACGGGTGATGGACGCGCATTTCTTGCGCAACGCGCCCTCAGCGGGCGTTGCGTTGTCGAGGTCGAAGTCGATCTCCGTCGGCTGGCTCTCGCCAAATTCAGAGAAGTAGTCGTAGAGGACGCTGGTGCCGTCTGCATCGAAGAGCTTGCCGGTCTTGATGATGTTGAGGCGATGGAACTCCTCGGTCAGCGCGAAGAACTGTGAGGCTTCCGCCGCGCGCTCCGCGATCTTTTCCTGCAGACGTTCGACAGCCATTTCCTGACCGAAGGCGCGGACCTGCTGCACCTCGTCGGCGTAGATCGCATCATCGACCTGAAAATGCGGCACTTTGAGCATGCGCATCGAGCGCTTGGAGCGCCCGAAAGTTTGGCCGGGGCCGCCACGGGGGCTTGCCTGCACCAGCATGATGTTCTGCTCCTTGTCCTTCTCGATACCGATGTCGAGGGTGTCGACGTTCTGGACGGAGAAGAGCCCGAGCTGGCCGATGCGGGACGGCGTGTACTTGATTTCACGGAGAGCATCCGTGAGGCGCATGACGCTGAAAGCGTCCTGCGAAAAGATGTTCAATACGGACATGGATGTCTCCTCAAATTAGCGCACGATGATGCCGAGGCTCTTCAGCGCGTCATGCGCTGCGGCTTTCTCGGCGGGCTGGTCGCGGTCGGCGTGGTAGACAAGGCAGTGGCCGTTGAGCTCAGCGTCGCGGACAATCGCCGAAATGCTCGCATCCGAGGTCGATGCATCTGCGCCGTAGATGTTGACGGCGGCAGGCGTCTGGCTGCCGTCGGTCGCACCCACGGCACTCACCACATACTTGCCCGTTGCGGTGACGCGGCCGAGCACGCTGCCCGGTGCAATGATGCCGGCACCACTTGCGATCGTGATGTTGTCGCGCGAACGCTGGCCATTGGCCTCGGTCATCAGGAACGCGCCCGGATGGAGGCCTTCAATCAAAACTGTCATGTGTGGATCTCCTATCAGGCGGTCTCGAAGCGGCGGTTGGCGGCAGCTACGGCGTGCTTCCAGCCGCGGCTGGCGCGCTCGCCTGCATCAGGTTCACGGGGCTCGGCGCTCGAGCCGATCTCGGTGCCGCTGGCGGCGCGTGAAGCGAGGGCATCGACGGCGGTTTCCCTCGGCGATGCGGCGAGAAGCTTTTCAGCTTCGCTCACCGAAAGTGCAGTTTCCGTGGCGAGGATCAGGGCCTGGGCCCCTCGGCCCTTGGCATCGTCACAGGACACAATCGCCCGAATACGGGCGCGCTCCTCGTGGCGCGCGGCGGCCACGGCGGCGTCACGCTCCTGAATGGAAATACCGGTGGTATCGGCGACCGGCGCGCCATCGTTCGTGCTCATATGGATCCCTCCTGTGCGAGCGTTGCGCCCGGATGGGCGGGGTTGTTGGGCGAGTGCGGAAAGGACGTCATCGAAACTTGCAATGCGGTCGGCGAGGCCAAGTGCTACGGCTTCGGCGCCGATGAAGGTTCTCGCTTCCGTCGCGCGCGCCATATCGGCAGTGAGGCGGTTGCCACGACCGGCCGCCACGACCTCCAGAAACTGCTGGTAATGGGCGTCGACACTGGCCTGCAGATCGGCACGCACCGCGTCCGACAAAGGTTCGAACGGATTGCCGTCGACCTTGTGAGAGCCCGCAAAGATCAGGGTTGGCTTCACGCCTTGTGCCGCGAGCTCGCCAGAGCGGTCGGCATGGAGCATCACGACGCCGATCGACCCCACCATGGAAGTTGGCGAGATCACGATTTCGTTGGCGGCGCTGGCAATTCCGTAGGCGGCGGAAGCCGCCATGTCGTTGACGAGCGCCGTCACAGGCTTGGTCTGGCGAACCGACCGGATGAGGTCCGCCAGACCGGCCATCCCAGAGGCTTCGCCCCCGGGTGAGGAGATATCGAGCAGGATCGACCGTACATCCGGGTCTGATCCTGCATCGCGGATTTGCGCCGCGATCCCCTCATAGCTCGTCATCCCGGACCGGCTGTCGAGCCAGGCTCCGCGATTGACGAGAGTGTCGAGCACCGGGACGATCGCCACGCCACCGCTGGCACGGGTCAGGGCCCGGCTTCCACTTTCGCGGCGCTGGGAACCCACGAAACGGCTCGCACCCGGGACATTTCCGTCGAAAAGCCCGGCATCGATGCCGATCCTCCCGCTCAACACACCGAGGATGATCTCGGCCTTGGCCGGATGCAGCAAGAGCGGCGTGTTGAGGAGACGGTCGGCTAAGTGAAGCAATTGTCCCGGCATCAATATCCTCCGGAACGCAGGCCGAAGCGGCGGCGAAGGCCAGATTGACCATTGCAGAGCGCTTCGAGGCGGGAGAGTTCAGCACGCAAGGCGCCGAGATCGCCACGGCCATATTGAACCCGACGCCTGACACCGTTTCCGGCATCGAATTCAACGAGTTCGGCGCGGCGGCCCTCAAGGAGCGCGTAATAGGCCTCGCGGATCCTCGGCAGCACGGCGCAAGGATCGGCATAATCCGTCAGAATGGTCATGGATTTGGACTGTCCCCAGCAGGGTCGGTGGCGGACGGATCGCCGTTTCCGGTGATGCCCTGGTGTTGCGCTTCCGGCAGGCCATAGGTCTCGCGCATCGCCATTTCGCGGGCGCGCTGCGCATAGACGTCCTCGATGTCGTGGCCGAGTTCTTCGGCGATCGCGGCATCAGTCATGACGCCAAGACGGCTCCAGATCTCGTGGGCCTTGGCGGTCTTGAGATCATCGGCCTGCGGTTTCGGGGCTCCGCGCCAGATGGCGCGAGAGGCTGCCGAGCGGTTTGTCAGAAACCCCTCGAGGCCGCCCGGGAACGGGATGCCACCGCGGGCGATTTCCTCTTCGAGCCACGCCTCGTAGACGGCATTGCAGAAAGGCGCGATCAGATGGGCGCGGCGATAGAGAGTGATCTGGAAGATCTCGCCCGTGGCCATGCGCACGCTTGAATAGGTGGCGTTCGTGTAGTCTGCCGTGGCGCTTTCATAGGTGAGCCCCATGCAGCGGGCGAGTTCGCGCAAGAGATGGGCGGCGAAGTCACGGTAATCGGAATGCGGATGCTGGGCGCGGTGCAGTTCGAGCTTCTGGCCCGGAAAGAGATGGGCAATCCGGCCATTGATGCCGAGATTGATGGTGGCGTTGTCGTACCAGCCTGACTGTGCCTGGACATAGGCGTCCCACGGCGAGACACCGCTCGCGGCAAGACGGGCCTGTTCCTGCGGCGTCAGAAGGCCCGCGAGTACTTCCTCAGTCGGTTCGTCCGAAGTGATGGAGGCCGCAAAGACCGTCTGCAGGATTGCAGCTGTCAAAGTCGCGTCCGAAAGCTGGTCGAACTGGCGCGCCACCTGCAAGGCGGGCGTCAGCGGGCTGATGCCGCGGATCTGGCCCGGCATGCCGTCATAGACATGGACGACACGGGCCCGCCCTTGCGCATCGCGCGCCAGAACTTCGTATTCTTCGGTCGTTCCGCGCAAGAGATCCTTGCGGGTTGCGAGATAGGCGACGGGCATGCCGTCCCCGTTCATGCGCACGCCCTGCATGATGTTGCGCAGAGAGTCGTTACGGCGAAGTACGCGATGGGGCGGGATGATCCGCACCTTGGTGCCGTAACGGCCACCCGGGCGTTCCCGCCACGGAAGCTCCGCCCAGATTTCGCCGGTGGCAAACCACGAACGGAAGGCAACCGCCTGCATCAGCGCGAATGTGCGTCGCCCTTCGATATCGCACTCGTAAGGGCGATCCGCCCAGAGGCTCCAGCGCTGCTCGACGAGCTGCGCCCATTCCTCGGCCTGATCATTGCTCATTCCGAAAAGTTCATTTTCCGGCATCGCCTTGAGGCGAAGACCATTGCCCACGGTATTGGCAACCGCCTGATCGAGCGCGCCCGACATCCACCCGGAATTCTGGATGAGATCGATGGTACGCGCAGCGGCGAGATCCCAGGACGTGCCAACATCATCGGCCGCTTCACGCAAGGCAGGACGCCAGCCTCCGAACACCACGCCGCGATTGCCGCGCATGAAGTCGGCCCGAATGTCGGGCGGCATGACGTTGCGGCCGCGGACTGGCGCAAACCAGTCACGGACCAGGTCCATCATACCCATGCGTCACCTGTTCAAACGTGAGGAGAGCCCGGCGAAGCGGGCTCGCAAGTCGGGCACCGCAGCCACTGCGAGCGCTGCAACCGTCTCAGACTTGCTGTTGATTTCGTGGCCTTGCTCGTCGGCAAGCGGTATTTCGCTGTGCTCGCGCAGAACGCCTTCAGGAATGCGCTGGACGTTCAGCGAGTATCCGATCGCCATCGCAAGCGCCTCGCAGTCGAGGTAGTGGTTCTGCCTCGATCGCTGCACCCATTGCGGCTTGCCCGTTGCGGAATCGACGACCCGAACCTCAGACACCAGCTGTCTGGCATAATCCTCGTCGATGTCGTCGGGGACGATGAACGACCCCGGCTGATCGAGCGGTGTGCGGATCCTCGAGACCAGAAGCGACTTGAAGAAATCTGTCGAAAGCCAAACGAGATTGATCGAGTACGACGCCTGCTTCCCCTTGGGCGTCACCTCGATCTTCGATACGCGATAAGGCGGCGACATGGTTGCGCGCCCCTTTGTCGGTGACACGAGCCAAGGATAACGCCGCGTGAACTCATAGACCTTGTGTTCGTCGCCCCCGTCGAGCTTGTTCGGGCGAAACCCGGAATCGATGAAGACCCGCTCGATCTGCAAGCCAGCAACGGGTGTCAGCATCAGATCGGCAAGCGCATTCCAGACCTCATCATCATCGGTGGGACCAAACAACTGGCCCCGGTCGATGAGCCAGGACCGGCCGCGTGATCCGAAGCCGCGGATCGTGTAGTAGAGCGACAGCTTCTGCACATCGACTGCCATGCCGAGGCGCAACACTCCGTCAGGCACGTCCTTCATCTGATAGGGCGCGCGCCGCTGGAATATCTCCTGCCAATCGAGAGCATCTCGCCCCGAGGCCGGTGTGTAGCATTCGCCAAATCCAGCATTGAGCGCCGTCTGCACCTGGTCGGGATCGCCCGACGCCAGCGCGCGGACATAACGCTCGACCCTTGTGCCCCACGTGACGAAGGGGCTTGCAAGCCCGCTCGCCCAGAAACTGATCACGGCATTGTCGGGCGGGTGGCCGTGGACCTCTCCATCCTCGACCCATTGGCCCGGCGCCACATAGAGCCCACGAGCGTTCATCTCCGTCTTGTCGTCGTTGTGATGGAGACCACCACAATGCGGGCATTGCAGCTGCGCCGCTTTTGACGCTTCCGCCGGCGTTGCGTTCTCCGGCCAGCGCATCTGCTCGAAGCGCGGCACGAAATACTTCTCGCAGTGCAGACACGGCCAGCAGAAGTGATGGCGCGTACCGGACTGCCAGAGTTTCCATATGGCGCTTTCAACCGCCTCGGGATCGCCGGGTTTCCAGAATGTCAGGCCGCTGCGTTCATCAAATTGCGTTTCGATCAATCCGCGCGAGGGCGTCGATGTGATCGCGGTGACGAAGTCGGCATAGGTTTCGCCGCGGGCTTCGACGAGCCCCAGGGGATCGCCTTGGCCTTTCACATTCGCCAGCATCTCGTCGTACTCGTCGACCAGGGCCAAAGCCGCCGGACTCGATTTGAGTCCAGCCGAAGATCCCGCATGTGCAAGGCGCACCGGAACACCGGCCACGACCTTCAGCGTCTTCTTCATCCGTCGGCCGCGCACAACTTTCGCCGCGAGCGTTTCCGCCTCATCGAGAAGGCTCATCAGCCGGGGCTCGAACTGGTCGGTCAGGAAGTCTCGGATCGGCCCCACATAGAGGATCGGGGCTGGACGCTGATCGAGACGGGCACCCATGATGTCGAGAAGCCCGTCGGTCTTGCCCATCTGCGCCCCGCAGACCATGACGACGCGCTTGTGTTGGCCGGCATGGACCGCCCGCACCACCGGAATGACATAGGGCGTGATCGATGGATCACGTGGACCCGGCAGACCCGAGGTCTCCGGATAGATTCGATTGATGCGCGCCCATTCGTCAGGCGGCAGCCGGGGCGCCGGCCGGAGAATGGCTTCGGCCAGCCTCCAGGCTTTCAGCCTTTTGAGCGGCTCGCTCGGCAAGGCGCGAGAGGATACCATCGATTTCCGTTTCAACTTTCTGGCGCTCGTCGATGATGCGGGTCAGCCGCGCGGGGAGCCCCGCCAGCTCCGAGCGCACGAGACCTGCAAATTCCGCCATGTCGGTCAGGGCATCCTCGATCGGGATCAGGTCGCGCGAGCGCTCGGCAATCCTTAGTTCGATCTCGAGGGCCCGCGCATCACGCACCCGGCTATCGGCGGCCGACTTGCTCGAGCGGCGCTCATCCTCCTTGAGGTATCGGAGATACCCTTGGACGGCGCCTACGAGCTGGACGTATCCGCGCTTTTCTGATTTCGGCACATAGCCCTGTTTGACGAGCTGGCGGATACGTTCCTCCGAGATCATCAGAAGGCGCGCCGCCTGGCCGATGGGGATCATGCCCGATTGTTCCGCCATGCCATCCCAGCCCGAAATTGTTCAATAATAGCAATCGAATGATCGATCATTCCGCTTGGCTTCACCGTCAGATGAAGCGTGTATGGGCTCGAGCCAAGGAGACCCAGATGCGCAACCGGCCGACCGACAACAGCAAAGCGCTTGCCGCCTTCATCGCCAAGAAGTCCGAAATCGACGCGATGCTCGCGCGGATCACGGCGCTGAGTGACGAGCATTTCCACACCGACCCTGACACCCTCCACTGGGGGCATGTCGGCGATCTCGAACATTATGCGGGGCTCCTGAAGCGCATCACCGATGCCGCCTTCAAGGAAGGCGAACACGCCGAATAGCGGCTCCTCCGACCACGCGCTCCGCCCCGCCTTCGATGCGGGGCTCGGGGTCATAGGACCGGCACTCTTGCCGTTCCGAAACCCCTCGAAGGAGCAGGTCCATGACAAAACTCACCGATACCGAACAGGTCATCCTCACAGCCGTCGGCCGCAACAACGGCACAGTACCCACCCGCGAACGGGCAAGGTCAAAGGCGGATCCCCGTGCCTACGGCGCGGCGATTGCGAGCCTCATCAAGAAGGGCATCCTCGAACCGCGCGGCCCCGCCCGTGATGGCGATTATGCCAAGGATGGGCAGAAGATCGTGCTGGTAGATACCGAGAACGAGACCGAGGAAGAGGCACTTCCGTCGGCTGCGGGCCAGATGAAACGCAAGACCCGCGAGGGAACGAAACAGGCTTTACTCATCGAAATGTTGAAGCGTCCGGCAGGAGCAACCCTCGATGAGATCGTGACCGCCACCGGATGGCAAAGTCACACCGCGAGGGGTGCCATGGCTGGAGCGCTGAAGAAGAAACTCGGACTCAACATCACGTCCGAGAAGGACGAGAGCCGAGGCCGCGTCTACCGCATCATCTGATCAGACTGGCGACACAGCACCGAAGCCCGCAGCCCATGCGGGCTTCATGCGTTCAGAGACCGCGCATTGAAAAGACGCCGCAGCATGTAGGATCTTGCCAGCGACACGATGGTGAAGATCAACCCGATCATCAGATTGTCGCCAAGCGATGCGGCAAGGCCGAAGAGCGGAAAGACCAGAAGCTGCGTGACGACCGCAACGCCGTAGCCCACGACGATGTTTGCAACTGACTCGATGAGTGACATCAGCCGCGTCTGCATCACGCCGCATCCTTGGTGAGACGCACAGATTTGAGATCGTCGAAGGTCCGGTCCTCGCCGTCGAGCACCGCCTTCTGGCCCGTGTAGTCCTGCCAGCGCGTCACGATCACATCGACATATTTCGGGTCGAGTTCCATGAGCCGCGACGCGCGCCCGGTGCGCTCGGCGGCAATCAACGTGGAGCCGGAGCCGCCGAAGAGGTCGAGAACGATATCGCGGCCCTTCGACGAATTGGTGATGGCACGTTCGACGAGCTCCACCGGCTTCATGGTCGGATGGAGATCATTGACGCGCGGCTTATCGTGGAACCAGACATCGCCCTGGTCGCGCGCACCGCACCAGAAGTGGTCGGTCCCCTGTTTCCAGCCATAGAGGATTGGCTCGTACTGGCGCTGGTAGTCAGCGCGTCCGAGCGTGAAGGTGTTCTTGGCCCAGATGACGAAGGTCGACCATTTGCCGCCCGCGTCGGTGAAGGCCTTCTGCAGCGTGTGGAGTTCCGATGAACTCATGCACACGTAGCATGCGCCTTTGGTCACTATCAGCGTGTTGAGCATGGCGTCATAGAGGAACTGGTAGAAGCCATCGCCCAGGGCGTCGTTCAGAATGCGACGGTCCTTGCCGCGCATCTTGTCCTTGGCGCTGTTGCCGTAGTCGACATTGTAGGGCGGATCCTGCCAGCACATGTCGGCGAGCTGGCCGCCCATCAATCGTTCGACATCCGTCGAGACGGTGGCATCTCCACACAGCACCCGGTGATCGCCGAGGATCCAGAGATCTCCCGGTTTGCTCACGGGCTCGACGGGCAGCTCCGGCGCCTCGTCGGGGTCGGTCAATCCATCGAGTTGTTCGGCGCCCAGGAGACGATCGAGGTCTTCGTCATCGAAACCGGTGAGCCCGAGATCGAAGCCGTCGAGCTTCAGGTCACCGAACTCGAGCCGCAGCAGTTCATCGTCCCATTCGGCATTCTCATGCGAGCGATTGTCCATCAGGCGGTAAGCGCGCGCCTGGGCGGGCGTCAGCCCCTCGGCCACATGCACCGGCACAGTCTTGAGCCCCAACGCCTTGGCAGCCACTAGCCGCGTGTGCCCGACGATTACCACCATCTTCTCGTCGACGACGATGGGCTGGCGGAAGCCGAACTCGGCAATCGAGGCTTTTACCGCATCGATCGCGGCGGTGTTGTTGCGCGGGTTGCGGGCATAGGGCACGAGCCGCTCGACCGGCATTTCGGTGACGATCATGGAACCCCCGGATGGCCAAGAGAAGTGCCCTGATTTCGGGGCTTTCCGACGCCCGAAACCAAAACAAAACGGAAAAACGAAACCAGAAAAAACACGCGAATATCGGGCGGCGGCGACCGCGCTACCCAGAAGTCCGCAATGGGGCTCCTAGCCCCGCCCCCCTACGATGCTTTGCGCTTGCGCGGGCTTGCGCCAATCTGCGCTCCTGCCAGCATCAGTCCGATGAGACGCTCGGACTCACGCAGCACACGGGGGTGCTGGTCGGTCCAGGCAACGTGCGCTTCATCGCGTAGCATTTCGACGGGGACCGCAGGACCCCAAAGTTGTTCGATCGGAAACCGGGCCTTACCTTGGCGCTTGAACACACCGTTGCCGTAGCGGTTGACCACAAAGGCCGAGCGGAAGGTCTGGGCACGTCCCCAGATCTTGGCACGCACGCCGTAAGAGAACTGCTTGGCGCCGAAGAAAGACAGCGGCAGATGTCGGCCCGAGCCGGAGGTCGTGGTCGAGAGCGTGGACAGTGTCGATCCCTTGAAGCGCATCGCCGCACTCACTGCACCGCGCGGGATCGACGATTGCAGGCTCAGCGCCCGGCGCATCTTCGTGAAGGACTTGCGACCTTCCTTGTTGAGCGCCATCGAGAAGGCACGGCCGGCATCACTCTCGCCGAGGTGGTTGCAGGCTGCCTCAAAGCGGACACGCACATCGTCGGCATCGAGAAAGACGACACGCATCTTCGACACCTCCGGAAAAAGAAAAGGCCCGGAGAGCTGATCTCCGGGCACATTTCTAAGCATCCAATATCGGAACTTTTAGCCGCGTCGCGAGTGGTCGTCAAGCCATTTTCACGATATAAATCAATGCACTAAGTGCTACGCACTGTTGCGAAACGCGGCGTATCCCTGTCGTGTGGACAAGCCTCACCTGAGGCGGAACACGCGCACCAGCGCGTTGAGCGCAACACGCAGATTGCCGAGGTCCTCGGCATCCCACTGCTGCACGTCCTCATCGGCGCAAATCACCCGATAGACCAGGAAGGTCGGACGGCGTCCCGGTGACAGACGCTGCTCGCGGTCGCAATCGTCGAGGGCTGCTGTCGCGTCCGTATAACGCCGCTTCACCTTCTCGATCACTTCCAGCACCGGCTCGCTGGGGCTTGCGCCGAAGATGCCCTCATTGATCAGAAGCCCCGTGACCGAGCTCGGGCTCGGCATCGGCAGGCCGACCGTCACGTTGTGGCGGAGGTAGAGATCCGCGAAGGCGACACCAGCCTGGTATTGCACGTCGCTGATCAGTCCCTTGAAGGCGAGCCGTCCGAGTGCGGTGCCGAGGCGTTCGTCACGCGCCTCCTTGCCCGACACCCCGAAATGCCGCTTGCGTGCTTCGAGCACGGTCGACATGGCCTCACGCTCCGTCTCCTCGCGCATGCGTTTGCCGCATGGATAACGTTTGCCTGGTTTGCGTTTGCGTCCTCGCACCATGGTTCAGATTCCTTCCTGCTGATTCTGCGTGACGACTTCGCGCAGCACGGCTGCGTAGCCCGCGATGTCGGTGATGGAGTCGGCGTGGGCCGGATCGTGCGCGAGGCGCGCAAGCTTCAGATCGATCAGGCAGAGCGCGACGGTTGTGGGGGAGACGGGCCTGCCGAGCGTTACCGACCAGCGTGCAGCGATCGCCGCCATGGAGGTGGCCGGATTGCCGTAGGCGACGCGCCGTTCAGCGACGATGCGCGCAGCATCGAGGAGCATTGCTTCACCGCTCATCACAGCACGCCTCCCTTGGTCTCGATGGCCCAGAGAAGGATGGCGATGGCGTCGGCCTCATTGTCGTCAGCAGGCGTGAAGCCGCGGGCGCGCACAGCGTCGATCACGGCCTGCTTGTCGGCATTGCCCTTGGCGGCCACGTGCCGCTTGATGGTGCCGACGGGCACGCCCTGGTAGGCGATGCCGCGTTCCTCGCACCAGGCGGTGAGGCAGGCGAGGAAGCCGCCGTAGATATGGGCGGCATCGGTCGCGGCGTGGCGGCGTACTTCCTCGAAGTAGACGGCCTCGGGCAATTCGCTTGCCACAGCCAGCTGATCGAGCCAGTGGCGGAAGCGGACGTAGCGCATGCCGCCGCCGTCATAGCGGCTGGGGCGGAAGGACATGGTGCCGCTATGGGTCTCGGTGCCGAGCCGGAGCGCCCAGCCCATGCTGGTGCCGAGGTCGAGGGCGAGGATGGATCCAGTCGCATGGCCCGGCTTGGGGCTCGGGCTGACAACAGGCAGAGTTGGGGTATTCGAAGCCATGATGGTCTCCGTCATGAAGGGTGATGGGGGATGGTCAGGGGGTGCTGGTCAGGTCCGTGTCGGACTGACGTCACCGCTGGGGCGGGCCATCATCACGGCGGCGCCCGAGGTGACGCACCGTATGGGAGGACGGGCCAACTCTTCATGTTGGCCCTCCCATACGTAGTATGGGAGCTTTCGCACCCTCCTGTTCCGGGCTGCCTAAGTTGCTGATTTCGCAGCGAAAATATGATGAGGGATGACGTCAGGCATGACAGAGGCACCTCTGTCATATTTGAGACGTAACCCATTGATTTTGTTCGATTGTGCCGATCCGCTCTCATATGACGTCATGCCTCGCTCATATGAGAGAGGTCGTCATCCGACCCCTCCGGGTAGACCCAGACATCGGGATTTTCGACGGCGAGAACGGCACCCGACTGCGGACACTTGTAGTGGCTGGGCAGCACCCGACGCGGTGTCGAAATGACCTCGCCGGTGGCCGGGTCGGTGATCTCCTCGGGAGGACCGAAGGTCATTCCTTCCACGCACAGATAGCCGGAGCGGGAGCGGGTGGCGGGGAAACCGAACGTGGTCGCGTCTCGGACGAACTTCACATAGCCCTTGGTGGAGAGCACGCCGATCCGCTCCCGGATGGTATGCTTGCTGCCGAGCCCGCCCTGGTTCTCGAAGGCCTCGGCGAACTGCGTCGTCACATACAACCGTCCGGCGGCGGCTTCATCGAGCAGCATGCCGAGAATGACGTCGCGTTTGCGCAAGCGCTCGGCATCAAATCGCGCGCCCGCTTCCTTGCGCACCAGCCGCTCGTTGATCGGATTGAGTTCGACCCAGCGGCCGTTCTCCTTGTCGATGAGCTTCGCCGGCAGCGACGCGCCGTTGCGGAGTTCGATCTCCAACCTGCGCATGCTGCTGTCCTCATCGGGGCGGTGCATCAGCAGACCCGAGGTGTAAAAGCCGCGTAGCGCACTGGCGCCGGACAGAGCCTGAAACGGATCCTCCTGCACCGCCTTTCGGTTCATCTTCTTGGTGTGATGGGCGAGGATGATGCCGCAGTCTGGCGCCACGGTCTCACGCAGCCGCTCCACCCGTTCGGTGAGGAAAAACATCATCGCGGCGTTGTCGTTTTCACCGCCGCCGTCCTTGCCGCCATCGAAGAGATTGCGGATCGGGTCGATGCAGATGATGTCGGGAGGCGCGTCCGGGAAATGTTCCTGAATCGATGCAGCCGCGAGAGCGATACCTTTCTCATCGAGAAGAAGGCGGAGCTTTGGGGTTGCGATCAGATTATCGAGCGCTGCCGCAATGACGCTCGCATCGAGCCTGATGCCCTGGAGCCGTTCGCGAAGGTAATGATACTGGATCTCTGCCTGCAGGTAGTAGACGCGGAGAGCTCGGTTGGGCGTGAAGCCGAGGAACGTCACACCGGCTGCCATGTGCACCAGAAGGCTGATGAGGAAGTCGCTCTTGCCCACCTTCGGTGCGCCACCAAGTACCAACAGACCACCCGGCGTCAGGACACGCGGCGCGATGATGTCGTCCGGCATCGGCGACTTATCGGCAAGCAACTCGCGCAGCCTATACGCCGGCATTGTCACCGGGGATGCGGCTTGGTCCGCATCGTTGCGCAGCAGTGCCGGGCCGTTCTTTCGGACATGTAACGCCCAGAGACGGTCAGCCTCCTGCTGCAGGCGCTCAGCCGGCCAGGCAGGCCGCAGCATGGCGGCGTTGTACTGGCAGATCGCTTCCCACCCATCGTTGGGCGTCATCTTGCCGTCGTGGACCAGCCGGACGTAGTGACCGATTGCGGCGCTTGCTCCCTCGAAACGGGTCCAATGATCGGCACCGCCTTCGTGCACAGGCGTCGTGAGGATCGCTTCGAGCGAGGGTTTGGTGCTGGCTTCAGGCGTGGGCTCCACCCCAACACCTGGCAGTGCCGGCATGGCTGCAACCTGTTCAGCGAAGTCCGCGAGCTCCACCTCGACGGGGTGATGGTCGCGGATCTGCACGAGCCGCTGGAACCCCCCCTTGTGATAGACCGAACCTGCGACCCGGATCGGCTGATGCGCCGATCGGAAATGTGTGTCGCCGCCCACCTTCATCGCGATGTCGCCGCGCAAACGGCAGAGGGATGCCAAGTCCTGGCCGGTCGCCGCCTCGGTCAGTTTCCACCAGACATGGAGCTTGGTGGCGCCCTCGGGCGTACGGCCGCCACTTTCTACGGTGATCGTGGGGGTGCCGAGGTAGCGAACCAGATGCGCGAGCTTGCCCGGGATGTCGCCTGCATCGAGATCCACCACGATTGCCTGCATCTGCAGGACCTCATGGGCGCGCGCCTGACCCTGTGCGGCAACCGTGCCGGGGATGACATAGAGGGCGGCGCCCTCGCGCCATGCCCAGGTGGCAAAGGTCTTCAGTTTGTCGAAGGCCGAGGCATCCGCCTCGATCCAGATGTTATTGGGCTTGCCGTCGCGGCCCTGTCCCTTGTCGACGAAGCCGCGGACCGGGATCAGGCCTTCGCAATAGCCGAAGACCACATCCAGAAACGTCGCAAGTTGGTCCGCATCGGGCTCGATGCCGAACGGATCGTCCTGTGGCGCGGCGTCATTGAAATCACGCCACGGATTGAAGTGGATCACTTCGCCGGTGGGCTTGTCTTCGCGCTCATCGGTCATTGGGTGAGGCTCCAGCAGCGGTTGGCGTAAGCGCACATCCGGCACTCGAAGTGGCCGCGATCCCGCGCGATGCGCGGCAGAAGCTCGCCGGCATCGGTGGCCGAGAGTACCCTCACGGCACGGTCGCTCATGCGTTGCGCCAGCTCGGCATTGAACGGCACCAGCTCGTGATGGAGTTCGGCCGTGTCCTTGTTGATCGCGGTGAACAGCGCCGGGTTCGAGGCAAGGCCCGGGACGCTGGCATCCATGTAGGCCTGGTAGAGCGCAATCTGCGCGGCATAGACCGGCTTCGAGACGACCACGCCGTCCTTGACGCAGGCGCGCCAGTTCTTCGCGTTCATGGTCTTGCATTCCCAGAGCGCGGGAGCGCCGAGTTTCAGCGGCTCGGGGGCAGCAGCAATGATGCCGTCGACGTGGCCGCGGATGCGGCCGTCTGCGACCGCAAAGCCAAACTGCTCGCCGTCGGGGCGGTTGCCCTTTCGCGTGTAGAGGTCGACACCTGCGGCACGCAGCCACTGGATCGCCAGATCCTCGAGCGCATGGCCGATGGCGAAGATGCGCAGTGTCTGGCCGGGGAAGTCTGCGCCATCGTCTTTGGGGGCACCTGCGAACTCGAACTGCAGGACCCGTTCGCAGGCATGACCGACGCGGGAGCCGCCGAGGTAATCGCGGCGCGGCCGTTTGGCGTTTTCACCGGTCAGGGCTGTGTCAACGGCGTCGTTGAGCAGTTCCGCAAAACTGCGCGTGTGGTTGAAGTCCAGCGTCAAAATGGCACCTCCGGGAATTGCTGCTTGTTGGCCGCGGCGATCTCGCGCATCGCGTCCTGAAAGCCGCCGACGGCGACTTCGATGAGGGTGAGGACCTGCGGCTCGGTGAGGTCGATCAGCCGCGTGTTCCAGCCGATCTCCTCCATCACTTCCGCCACCATCTGCATGGCGTGGCGCATGGCGGATTTTTCTTCCTCGGTGAGATCAACCATGGCGGAAGACCTCCGGGCCCGCTGCCAGAAGAAGGCCTGACAGGTGATGGAGCAGAACCACACCGAGGGTCGCGGCCGACTCACACGCTGAGGCTCGGACCAGCCAAAGCCACGCGTCGGCTGCCGACA